CTGCAAAGGCTTCTCGCAAAGCCTCCTCAGTAATGTCTGCTCTCATCTGTCTCATTGCCACCATGTCCATACCCTCAACATCCCAAGACCTGCCATCCTCGGTGCATGATACTGTGAATACAGCATTAATAACTGGCATGCTAATAAGAATATCAATAGCAGAATAGATTGAATTAGCATAGGTTTTAATTGTTTGTCTGTGATTGTCAATCAATACATCAGCTATGTACTCATCCATGTTTAGATACCTTTAGTAGTTCATCAAAAGTTTCAATGTCTGGATTTTGTTTTAAGTATTTCATAATCCATTTGTCTGTCATGTATGACATGTGTAATTGTCCTTGACCAAAAGCATGTGTCTGTTCTGGGAGTAATCCCTCAACTGTATCTACAGTGATAGAGTCTGCTTGGTCTTCAGGCAATAGGGTACGAAGCCACTCAACCTGTATTGGTCTGACTTTCTTTCTAAGTTTTTTAATTTGTTTTGAGTTCATATATTAATTCCATGCTGTAAATTCCATGTAAGGAGTCTCTCGGTGTCCTTCAGGCAACCAGTGTACCACACTTTCCATGTCTTGTACAGTTAGTTCTGTTCCAATAGTATCTCCTGTATCATCATGAGATAGTATCAAAGCACGACCTGCATAGTTCTTGTTGCCGATAGTAAAGTATCGGTTATCCATAAGCAGTCCTTCATCATCAACAAACATATCATCTCTGTTGTTTAATCTGACTACATCAAAAGTTCTACAATCAATCAAATCGTATATCTCTTTAAAGTTACCAGAGTAAACAACTTGTTTAATTGTCTGGTCGATTGGGTTTATAAGTATGCCTTTCATATTACCTCCAAGGTTAAGTATTCTTCTGTTTTGTAAAAGTTATAAGTCATTCGTAATACCATACCACCTTCAGCCTGTGCTTTCAAATGTTTAATTGACATTCGTTTATCTCCACGCTTAGTCTTATAAAAGTTTACCTGTGATTCTTTGTCTTTATATCCTGAACTACTGCGTACAAATACAGCAGGGAAGCTGTGTCTCTCTCCAACTTCTATATTATCATAGTCTAAACCTATATGTTCCAGTAATGACAAGACACTTTTGTTCACATCTATTATAGATTTGTTAAGCATGGTGTCTGTTAAAAACAAATTAGCTTCGTTATCTACAGGTAAATCAAATAGTTCTGTTTGTTTTGAGTAGACTCCCTTACCTTCAATGTAATCACTGTAATCATTGTATGGGTCATCACTAATACTACATAACATTTTACTCATTTGCATCTCCCTTTGAATCTTTTTCATCTTGTAATAACATGTTTGCTATCAATCTTATTTGGTCTCTATTTAAATCAGGGTATCTATTCTTTAAATCTTTTCTATATTGATATCGTTTTTCAGAGTCTTGTACCAAAAGAAAAGCACCTGAACCTAATACTATAAAAAATATAGTGACCACTACAACAAAAATAATATCTATCATTTGTTTACTCCCACTATCCATGAATCTCTGTGATAAGTTTTTAAATATCTACTAGTATAATTAAGATTGTTTTTTTCTAAAGAAGAAAAAGAATCACTTACAGATGTATACTCATCAATAAAATCCTTTGCTAACTCTTCAGCTTTTTCAGCACTAGGAGCTGTGACCTCTATTGAAAAGCCTTCCTCATAGTGTACGCCTACGTTATATTTATTCATCAGTTTAATCCCTCCACTAAAGTCCAACTCTCATCAAGTACACTTTCTTCTTCTGCCCATTTATAATCTGTTTCTATTTGATTACCTTCATAGCTTTCACTTGTACCATCTTTAAACTCAACATAAAGTGTGCCATACTTTATATGGTAGTCCTTAATCGTATCGTAATCAATACTTAGTTCATCTAAGTCAAACTCTATTGCTGTTTCATAAGTACATTCAATGTACTTTGGTTTAGTTCCTTCTATCCAATCACTCATGTTACCTCCTTAAATTCTATCTCTGTTATCTCCTCATCTTCAAGTTCTATATTATGTTCTTCCCTGAAAGACTGTTTAACCCATTCTTTATATTCTTCTTCTGTTTCACATTCTCTGCCCATATCTAATACAGAATATGTAATTACGCTAGTCCAAGTTTTCATTTAATACCTCCTATGCTGTATGAATTACAAAGCCTGAACTATCATGTCGTGCTTTGCCTTTTGCTTTCAAGCCTACTACTACATTTGGCTTGTCTTTAAATCTAATATCACTCTTGTCCCCATCAATAACCTCTCTACCTTTGTAGTAGATAGGCATTGTACCATGAAAGACTACAGCAATATTGTATTTGATAGCATCAAAGTATTGTGCATACTTGCTGTTAGCTTCTGAATAACTCCATGTCAAATGGTAGTTCTTGTACTGCTCAACCTTTCTTGTAGGTATCTTTGTGTAGTCATAGAATTGTACATCTGGGAACATCTCAAAGATATTCTGTCCATCAATCTTGATATGCTCCCATTGTATATCACTAGTACCATTGAGTCTCAGGCAAGGAAGCTTATCTTTCTTTTCACAGTACCTTACAAACTTCATAATGTCTGTAATCAGGTCGGTCATGAAGATATCTCTAGCTTCTAAAAACAATCTAGTCTTACGTTCTCTAGCTAGTTGTATGGTATTAGTGGTTTCACCCTTCTTTATAATACCACCACGCCCTGCTGTATTAAGACAAGCCTCCTTGCACCCTGCAATATCTTGATAGGGACATATCTTTGTATTGATAGGACTCAAATGCAGTATAGCACTCAAATATTCTGAATACACATCTCTACCTTTTAAAATCTTTGGGTTACTAAAACTCAATAATCTATAACTCATAATTATCTCCTAAAATTTATACATCTTCTCCGTAATCTTTTGCCATCTTCTTGATGTCTGCACTTGACAAAGGGTTAGCTTTAAACAAAGCTTTCTGCAACCATTCAAGTGTCAAATCTTTGACATCAATTTTACCATCATAGAAATCATACTCTGAACAAATCTCTTCAAGACAATCATCAAACAAATCATCTCGACCTTCCATAATCCAAATGTCTGATAGCTCTACTAAGATTCTACCGTGTGTTTTCTTTTCCATTACTGACTCCTCAAATTATCTAATCGGATGAGTTTATTTTATTCTCAAAACCCATACCTGCAAAAGTAGAGAGCAATCTTTTAAGATATCAAATGCCTACCAGTAATCAACCTGTTAAAGTTCATGACCAATCTCTGGAAGAAACTTAAAGAAGTATTATACTCAAAGTCATCAATCACATCAAATGTTTGTTGTGCATCCATGTCAGTAGAAATCTCAAGCACTTGCATACCCCTGTTCTCTTTACCTAAAGCAATCTTTCTCTTGAAAAACAATGGCTTAGAAGGGTTCTGTCGTTGCTTGTACAGTGATGTTTTACCACCATGCCAACCTACAAACGTATCTCCTTTTGTAACTTCATAGCGTTCTTTAGCACTACGAACCCTTACAATGTTGATACCTAAGTCATTTGCTCTATGCCATACAGCCTTAACTGAATATGGTGCTTGACTAATTGGTGTGGTTGTCTTACTGCCTTTCTTTGAATAAGTAATTTTCATAATCTATCTCCAATGATATAAGTTAATAAAGTTTGGATAGTTTTGAAGCGATACCCACGCTTAAATTCTAGTCTGTATAAACAAGCTTACCGATTGATTTGTCCTCAAAAAAACAATTCAATGATATCTGTCTCTCAACATAATCTCCTACATTATAATCATATTCTTTACTATGAATTACAATATCTCTTGTAGAAAAGCTTTTCAAATCAGTACGCTTTCCAACTTCAATCTTACTGACTCTGTGTATATTAATTTCCATGTTTATCTCCTAAGTTGCTGGGTTAATAAGTTCTTCAAGTTCTTTGTCTGCCTCATCTAAAGCCTCTAAAGACTCAAGATAATTCATCAAATCATTATGTTCATTTTCATCCATAATTATCTCCTTTATGATTAATTGTTCGTTGTTGTCGCTGAGAAGTGTACCGCAACCCTGTCTGGCTGTCAAGCATTTCTCTAATCTTAAGATATATTTATTATCTTAGAAAGTTTGAATAGTCCACACAGTCCCCATTTCCATAGAACCTGCACTCAAAAAAGTATAATCAGACTTTAGAAACAAATGTTTGCTTTTAGAATACTTGTGTTGATATATAAAAGACTTGTCCTCTCTAAGTGAATGTCTCTCATTAACAAAATACCCTAAGTCATTGATATACCGTTGTGCTTTTTGTAAGTTTGTGAACTGTTTCATAAATTATCTCCAATGTTTTACAAGGAACATCCCTTGCTGACCAGACCATGATGCCCCAAGCCGAGAAAGTTGTCAAGCATTTACCTAATTTAAGATATATTTATAATATTAAAACTAAAAAAATTTAATAATTTAACATAATATTAAAATAAATACAAACTTTTTTGTAAATAAATTACATTTTTTAACTTAAATTAGGACATTTTGCCTGTATTTTAACTTAAATACGCCCTCAACCAACCGACCAATTTAAAAAGCTCCCTCAACCAACCGACCAACCTAAACTCGAGTTTTAAATTACTTAATTAAGTTTAATTAATTTCTTTGGAGTGGTCGACTAGAACCCCCATAAAAAGCCTTCCTCATTATCAAGTAACCTGTCTTCTAAGGGAACAATAGACATAAAAAAACCTTCCAAACTCTGTAGCTTGGAAGGCTTTTAGGTTAGCTATTCTCTTTAAGATATAAATCTATCTTATCGAAGTACGCTTTAGGGAGAACTTTCTTAGTGAAAAGCTCGTTTGCTTTTTTGAAAGTGAACCTCTGTTCTTTAGCTAGTCCGTATAAGCAACCCTGAATCTGCTTTTGCAGTCTCCAGTTCATAGAGCCAGTCTTCTGGTCTTTGGCGAACTTATAGCCTAACCCCTGACATTGCTTGAATGAAGCAGGGCTTTGAAGTCTTTCTTTATCGAAAGCGTTTATATCGAATGTATTTTCCATGATTATCTCCTAAGATTTATGGATTGTTGAATGCCAGCAATGTAGTCTTGCAAGCGGTTAAAGTCAAGTGCGTCTTCGCACTTAATTCCCAATGGCTTGATATCACAATCGTTTAGGATTTGTGTGGATATCTCGGCTATTGAAACTGAGGGAAACTCGAAAGTTTCGTTGTTTGAATAAGTTATTAGAATCATGCTTTTCTCCTTATAATTTCTTACAGGATTAAAATATAAAGATTTTAAAGTGTCATAAGCTTGTCTGCTTGCAGATGTTCAAGTTTTTTAGCATAAAAAAGTTTAACACGTTGACACTTTAAAATCTTTATATTCCTGTAAACTAGAAATTGTTAGGGGGAAAGTGTGATTCTAATATTCAAACAACGTAACTTACGGACTTCACACACATAGTTGAGCCACACAAATACTGATTGTGGTGTCGAGCCATTGGGGATGTGTCTTTGACTGCTTGGAAGGCGTACAGTGCTGTGTGTTCAACGATTCATAAAGCTTTCTAGTTAAGCGTGGGGAATACATGTTGAGAGCTTTCGAGAAAGAAAGACTTCACTGCTTCACGCACGTTAATTAATTAGGCTATAAGTTTGACAAAGACTCTCGGTCTATGTTAGAATACTGCATTCGTGAAGGCTTTCAAGCTAGGACTAGCTGAAGAACAGAGGTTTGCTTGGGTAGACTTCAAGAGCTTTTCACTAAGAAAGTTCGGAAGGTACTGGTATAGATTTACTTTAGACAGGATAGCTTTGAAGTCTTCCAAGCTTCAGAGTTTGGATGACACTGATGGTCTATTGAGACCACCTCTCTCAGGTTACTCAGGGGGTGGCAGGAGACCACTCCCCCTACCCTATATATCTATAGCATGGTTACACAAAATATCAGATATTGACCATTAACCAGAACTAGTTAACGCCTCGACACTAAAACCTATAAAGTTTTAGAGCCTAGGAAGTATTTATATGAGGTGATTGTTTTATCAGAATGATGACAAGGGATTGTCTATATTGACCGTGGGGGACCACAATATTATTGTACACTTCAAATTCACTTTTGTCAAGTCTAAATTTAAACTTGACAATCTTTAAATAGGACTGTATACTAGATTCATGGCTATATTACCAAGTGTAAACAAAACATCAACTAAAAGAGAACTTACGGAAAAGCAACAGTCTTTCCTCAATCATCTTGTAGATACTCAAGGTGATGCAAAGAAAGCCGCAGAACTTGCAGGTTACTCTAGTCATTATCATCATGTTGTCAAGACTTTGAAGTCTGAGATACTTGAACTTACTCAAGAGATATTGGCTAACTCTGCCCCTAAAGCCGCCTTTAAGGTTGTTGAAATAATGGAATCTAATAAGCCTGTAGTGCAAGCGGCTAATAAGCTGACTGCCGCACAGACTTTACTAGATAGGGTAGGGGTCAGTAAGGTAGATAAAATAGATGTTAATCATAATATGAACAGTGGAGGTATCTTTTTAATGCCAGATAAAGCTCCAGTAGTAATTGAAGCAGAAGATGTCTCATACGAGGAGGTAAATAATTAATGCCAAAAGAAAAAGATAGTAGATTAAAACGAGCAGGAGTCTCTGGGTTCAACAAGCCTAAGAGAACACCTAGTCACCCTAAAAAGTCACACATTGTAGTGGCTAAAGAAGGTGATAAGATTAAAACAATACGTTTTGGTCAGAAGGGTGCAAAGACAGCAGGTGCTCCTAAAGCAGGGGAATCAGCTAGAATGAAAGCTAAAAGGAAGTCTTTTAAAGCGAGACATGGGAAAAACATCGCTAAAGGTAAGATGTCAGCCGCATACTGGGCTGATAAAGTGAAGTGGTAGTATGGCACAGATAGGTAGTAATGAGAACGCTGTACCACTACGTAGGAGTATATATAAAAAGAGTGATGGTGGTAAAGGCTCTAAGCCTAGAGTAAACATCCACTCTAAACAATACTCTGATAACTGGGATGCAATATTTGGGAGGAAAGATGGCAACAAAAAAGAAACCAAAAAGTAAATCTACGGTCAACAAAGCTGGGAACTATACCAAGCCAAGTATGCGTAAGAGACTTTTCGAGAAGATTAAGCGTGGTACTAAAGGTGGTAACGCTGGACAATGGTCTGCTCGAAAAGCCCAGCTTTTAGCAAAAGAATACAAAGCCGCAGGAGGTGGCTATAAATAATGGATAAGATAAGAAACATATACAATAAATGTAAACAATATGTAACAAAATGGATATCAGATGTAAAGAAAGGATATGCAAAACTATTTAAAAAATGTTTAGTTCAAGAAACACCAAAGGCTAAGAAAAATGTCAAACCTAAAAAAACCACAAAAAAGTCTTAAGAGATGGACAAAGCAGGAGTGGACTACTCCTAGCGGAAAGAAGTCTGGTGATACTGGGGAAGTATACGCCCCAAAGAAAACTATAAAGAAATTAAAGTCAACTGCGGCAGGTAAAAAGAAATTAGCCGCCGCCAACAAGAAGAAAAGGCAAGCGACAAGTAAAGGCAAACAACACGCTAAACACGGCTTGCATAAGGGTAAGAAGAGATAATGAAAGAAGGTTACATTACCAGAACATCCTCAACTATACCGTTTGGGTATGAATTAGAAGATGATGCTGGTTCTTTCCTAAAGCCCATAGATGAAGAGCTACTTATACTCAAAGAAGTATCTGAAGCAGTTTTTCATGGAGAAATTAGTCTAGGCATTGGAGTAGACTGGTTAGAAGCAGAGACAGGTAGAAAAATGTCTAGACCAGGATTAAAGAAGCACGTAGATAAATTATATGGTAGATAAATCAAAAAAGTACTTGACAAACCCAGATGGGAGTTATATACTAAAGAAAGATGGTACTCCACGACTTAAGTCAGGGAGACCTAAGAACTCAGAACTTTCTGATATGAAGTTGGCTTTACAGGCTAAGAATAAGTTACAGAAAAAGAATAAGAAAGTTCAGAAGCTAACAAGAAGTTTAGCTAGAGTTAAAAAAGAATTTGATAAAGAAGAGAAAGTTTTAACATCTAATGTTTTAACAGAATCAGATACCAAAGAGTTACCTGATGCTATACAACAACATTTAGATACTACTAACTCTCATGTGGCTTTCATGCCGAACGAAGGTCCACAAACAGACTTTCTTGCCGCAGGTGAGAAGGATGTTCTTTACGGTGGTGCGGCAGGTGGTGGTAAAAGTTTTGCAATGTTAATAGACCCATTGCGATACTGTCACTTTACAGAGCACAGAGCTTTGATACTAAGAAGGTCTATGCCAGAACTGCGAGAATTAATAGATAAGTCTCGTGAGCTTTATCCGATAGCATTCAAGGGTGCTAAGTTTAAAGAAGTAGAAAAGTTATGGCAGTTCCCTAGTGGAGCAAAGATTGAGTTTGGGTTCTTGGAACGAGATGCAGATGTTTATCGTTATCAAGGACAAGCGTACAGTTGGATAGGTTTTGATGAGATAACTCATTTACCTACAGAGTTTGGTTGGAATTACTTAGCATCACGACTAAGAACAACTAACCCAGAGATTAAGACATATCTCAGGTGTACAGCTAACCCAGGGGGTGTAGGTGCTCATTGGGTTAAAAAGAGATACGTAGAACCAGCAGAACACAATACAAGTTTTGAAGGTCATGACGGACTCACAAGAAAGTTTATACCAGCATTGTTACAGGATAATCCTCACCTTGCTGAAGACGGTGAATATGAAAGGATGTTGCAATCCTTACCAGCCATACAACGTAAACAGTTGTTGGAAGGTAACTGGGATATCTCAGAAGGTGCGGCATTTGCAGAGTTTGAAGTAGAGACACACGTTATACCACCATTTGAATTACCAAGTTGGTGGGAAAGAGTTAAAGCGGTAGACTACGGTTATGCCGCAGAAAGTTGTTGTCTCTGGGCTGTTATCGACCCTGAAGATAAGACCATCATTATATATAGAGAATTATACAAAAAGGGTCTAACAGGAGAAGCACTCGGAGATACCATTACAGAGATGGAACAGGAAGAGATAAGGTCCATAGCAGGTGTATTAGATACAGCCGCATGGTCAAGGACAGGATATACTGGTCCAACAATAGGTGAGATATTAGTTAATAAAGGACATAAACTAAGACGAGCCGATAAAAATAGGTTAGCAGGTAAGACTCAGATACACGAGCATTTGAGAAAAAACAATGTTACAGGGAGACCAAGATTGCAGATATTTAATACATGTGTAAATCTTATAAAGGAAATACAGGCTTTGCCACTTTCTAAATCAAACCCTGAAGACGTTGATACTCATGCGGCTGACCACGCATACGATGCGTTAAGGTACTTGGTTATGAGTCGACCAAGAATGGACCATCCTCAAGATAGGATGTTAAGAATAAAATCAGATGTATTTAGCCCTTCTGATTCAACTTTTGGTTATTAAGATATGGCAGAAAACGAAAATACATTTTTAAACGCTAATAGTATTTATGAAGAAGTAGAAGGCGAATCTGGTGTCCAGCTAACACTTGAAGAAGATGTGCAAAGAAATCTTATTGGAACTATTAAAGATAGATTTGCAATTGCAGAAGATGCACGACAAACAGACGAGACTCGTTGGCTCAAAGCTTACGAGAACTATAGAGGGCTTTACTCAAAGAACGTAAAGTTTAGAGAGTCTGAGAAGTCACGAGTATTTGTTAAGATTACAAAAACAAAAGTCCTTGCGGCTTTTGGTCAACTAGTAGATGTTATATTTGGTACAGGGAAATTTCCGATAGGAATTTCGGAAACCAAGATACCTGAAGGTGAAACAAACTACGCACACTTAGATACTTCTAACCCCACCCCTAATTTAGAAACTTCAATAGGAGAAGAAGAAGAACTACCAGATAACTTTGGAAACCTTAAAGACAATCCATATGATGTAGGTTATGAGGGTGATGGTAAAGTTCTAAAACCTGGGGCTACTTACTTAAACGGAATATTTGAGGATAGCTTAGAAGACCAAGCAGAAGATGCAGGTATACTTACAGACGGAGCAAGTCCTGACCCACAAGCTCTAGAACTGTCTCCTGCACAAAGAGCCGCCAGACGGATGGAGAAGTTAATTCATGACCAGATAGAAGAGTCTAATGGTAACTCTGAAATGAGGAATGCTTTACTAGAGTCGGCTTTACTGGGTACTGGTATTGTTAAAGGACCATTTAACTTTAATAAAAAATTACACAAGTGGGACACAGACGAGGAAGGTAACAGAGCTTACAATCCTTTAGAAGTTAGAGTACCACGTATTGAGTTTGTTAGTTGTTGGGATTTTTATCCAGACCCTAATGCAACCAATATGGAAGAATGTGAGTATGTAATCCACAGACATAAAATGAATCGTAGTCAAGTAAGACAACTACGTAACATGCCTTACTTTGATGATGATGCTATACGTAAAGCAATTCAAATGGGTCCAAACTATGTAGAAAAAGATTTTGAGAGCCAGTTAAAAGATGATTCAAGGTATGACGAAGAAGTAGGTTCTAACTTTGAAATCTTAGAGTACTGGGGAATAATGGATGCAGAGTACGCCAGAGAAGTAGGAATCGACTTACCTGACAGTGTTGATGACTTAGATGAAGTACAGGTTAATATATGGACATGTGGACACTACTTATTAAGAGCAGTACTAAATCCATTTACTCCTTATAGAATACCTTATCACGCTTTCCCATACGAAAGAAACCCATACAATTTCTTTGGTATTGGTGTAGCAGAGAATATGGATGATTCTCAACAGATTATGAATGGTCATGCAAGAATGGCTATTGACAACCTAGCAATGTCTGGGTCGTTAGTCTTTGATGTAGATGAGTCTGCTTTAGTAGGTGGACAATCAATGGAAATATATCCAGGAAAGATATTCCGCAGACAAGCAGGAATGCCTGGGCAAGCTATACACGGCTTAAAGTTTCCTAATACATCACAAGAAAACTTAATGATGTTCGACAAGTTTAGGCAACTTGCAGATGAGCAAACTGGTATACCTAGTTACTCTCACGGACAGACAGGTGTTCAAAGTATGACAAGGACTGCCTCTGGTATGTCTATGTTACTTGGAGCATCTAGTTTAAACATTAAAACAGTTATCAAGAACCTTGATGACTTTTTATTGAAACCACTAGGGGAAGCCTACTTTCAGTGGAACATGCAATTTCTAGAGGACGAGTTGGATGTCAAAGGTGATTTAGAAGTTAAGGCTACAGGTACTAACAGCTTAATGCAGAAAGAAGTAAGAAGTCAAAGACTGACAATGTTCTTACAAACTGCTCAGAATCCTGCTGTTGCACCGTTTGTTAAGATTTCTAAATTGATTAGTGAATTAGCCTACAGCTTAGACTTAGACCCTGATGAGATACTCAACGACCCTGAAGAAGCGGCTGTGATGGCACAAATTATAGGAATGCAAAATGCTGGACAAACAAATGGCGAAGAAGCTCAACCCAATAGTCAACAGTCCCCAATGGGAGGACTTCAAGGAGCACCTCAACAACCTCAAGACCTTGGACCTACAGGCACTGGTGGTGGCAACATCGGAACAGGAAATGTTCCGCTTGCAGGGGAAGATGAGTTCTCTGGTACGCCTAGAGCAGTTGGACCTACAGGTTAAAGAAGCACTAACTCGGAGAGAAGAAAATGTATAATAAAAAGAAAGGAATGCTTACAGACGACAGAGATGCTTACGATATGGGTGGCGAAGTAGGAATTGCTGTAATGCCTATCGAACCTACAATGGTCGATGATAATGAAATGGAAGAAGACCACACAGATTTTATATTAGACGAAGCACTATCTGAAGAAGAACAAGATATGCTTATGTCAAAACTAGAACAAGATAACGAACTACAAACACTCTTTGATAAAGTAGTGGGTGTAGCACAAGAATTTGCTGGCTCTGGTTCTGTAGAAGGACCAGGAACAGGAGTCTCCGACAGTATACCTGCAAGGTTATCTGACGGTGAATTTGTCTTTACTGCAAAAGCTGTAGAAGAAATCGGAGAAGACACTTTGATGTCTATGATGAAAGACGCTGAAGCAAGTGCAGATGAAAGACAAGGACTTAATATTGGAGGACTACTAAGTGACCCTGAACTAGATGTTGACCCAAAAGGGCAACCAGTAAGAGGTGATGTAGTAGAAGATGAAATCCGTAAAGGAATGTTATCTGCAAATCCAAGATTAAGACAGCGATAGAGCCACCCTATTTATAGGCACTCTATCATTTTAAAAACCCGAAAGGCGACCTTTACATACAAGCCCTCTAGTCGACATAGAGCTACCTTGTGAACGAAGCCCTGATTAGGAGAAAGAAGATGACTAATACAGTCCAAAAAGAACAAACGCCAAATCCTTATAATGCAAAAAAAGATTGGCACAATAGTGATGATAAACCTTTTGTATCATCTAATAGTATGTATTTTGAAGAACCTCAGAACAAACTCTTTAAAAGCGATGACATAACTGAAGTCGGTGAAGAAGGAAGTGTAAACAGAGAGGAACTGGAATCAAAGAAGGAAACCCCTTACAAGAAGCCAGACTACAAAAAACGCTATGATGATTTAAAAAAGCATTACGATAGCAAGCTTAATGAATTTAAGTCTAGGGAAGAAGAGCTACTAACACAAGTTAAACAACCTGAGTATAGAGCACCTAAGTCCCCAGAGGAACTTGAGAAGTTTAAGACAGACTATCCTGATGTGTATGAAGTTGTAGAAACCGTTGCTCACATGCAAAGCGAATCTAAAGCAAAAGTTCTAGAAGAACGCCTTAGTAAACTCCAAGAACGTGAAAACGATTTAGTACGACAAGATGCAGAAAAAAGGTTAATGGATAGGCATCCTGATTTTGAAGATATCAGAAACAGTGATGACTTTCATGAATGGGCAAAAGAACAGCACTCATCTATCCAAGCATGGATTTATGATAACAATGACGATGCCGATTTAGCATCACGTGCTCTTGATTTGTTTAAGAAGGATTTAGGAATTGATGTTCCTAAAGCTAAGTCATCTTCCAAAAAACCGACTAGACAATCTGCGGCAGATATGGTTTCCACTAAAACAACTAGTGTAGAACCTAACTCCGAGAAGGTTTGGTCAGAAAGGGAGATTGCGTCTATGAGTATGGCAGAATTTGATAAGTACGAACAGGAAATATCAGATGCCATGCAAGAAGGCAGAATCTCGAAATAAACTATATTAACTTAAAGGAGAAGTATCATGGCTCAATTTTTTGAACCCTCAACAGATACAAATGCTAACTTTGCAAACTCCGTAAGTGGACAAACTAATAGTTTCTTCTTACCTTCGGTTTACTCTAAAAAGGTTCTAAACTTTTTTAGGAAAGCCTCGGTAGTAGAAGCTATCACCAACACAGATTATGCTGGTGAGATTTCCTCTTTCGGAGACTCTGTAAAGATTATTAAAGAACCTGTCATTTCAGTATCAGACTACACTCGTGGTTCTGACACTACTGACACAAAACTAACCGACCAAGAAATCTCTTTGGTTGTTGACAGTGCTAAAGCTTTTAAATTCATCGTAGATGATATTGAAAGCAATATGTCACATGTGAACTTCAAAGAAGTTGCTTCAAGCTCTGCGGCTTATGCTCTTAAAGATGCATACGATGCGGCTGTTTTAGCAACTATGTTTGCTGGTTGTTCTGCATCATCACCTGACCATATCATTGGTTCTGACAGTGCTACTGCTGATTCTACTATGACTCACGCAACTAACTCTGTAGACCTACTTGGTTCTGACGGTACTGGTGTAGATGCTATTGACCTAATGGCTAGGATGGCTAGACTTTTAGATGACCAGAACGTACCTGAAGAAGGTCGTTGGTTTGTTGCACCTCCTTCATTCTATGAAGAGTTGTCACAATCTGGTTCTAAAATGCTTTCTGTTGACTTTAACGCAGGTCAAGGTTCAATCAGAAACGGTTTAGTTTCAAGTGGAAAACTACGTGGATTCGACATGTACAAGTCTAATAACATTGCTAGCACATCAAATGCTACTGGTAAGGTTATGGCTGGTCACATGAGTTCTACTGCTACTGCTAACACAATTCTTTCAACTGAAGTGTTGAGAGACCCAACATCGTTTGGTGACATTGTGCGTGGTCTTCATGTCTATGGTGCGAAAGTACTTAGAGATGATGCCCTATGTAGTGCATTCTACACAATTGACTAATGTCAAAATAGGGGGAGTCTTCGGACTCCTCCAACTTTTATAGGAAAAATAATATGCCGAATGTAAATGGAAAGAAATTCCCTTACACTAAGAAAGGGATTGCTGAAGCTAAAAAAGCTAAAGAGCAAAAAAGAACAAATTATATGCACGGTGGTAAAGTAAAAGATGCTATGCCAAAAGCTAAACCTTGCTAACTAATAGGAATTATTAATGGCTAATACATATTTAGACTTAAGTAACGAAGTACTAAGAGAGCTTAATGAAGTTGTCTTAACTTCTGGTACTTTTGAAAGTGCGACAGGTATTCAAGCATTTGTAAAAGATGCTATTAATAAATCTATATTTGATATAGCTAACGAAGAACCACAGTTGCCTTTCTTTTCCGCAGGAGCTAGTGGAGGTACAGACCCTTTTTATGGTAATGTAACTGTAGCTACATCAGAAGGTGTACGATGGTACACACTTAAAAGTGGAAGCTCAAATATCTCTACAGACTACTCTTCAGTAGACTGGGATGATTTTTATTTAACAACAATAAACGTAAGCGGAGAAACAACTCCTTACGTTTCTAAAGGATTAAGATTTTTAACACTATCAGATTGGAAACAATATTATAGAGATAGTGAAAATGCAGATGATGCAAACGGTTCAGATGCTTCACATGGCGAACCAAGGTTTGTAATTAAAAGTCCTGACCACAGGAAGTTTGGATTAAGTCCAATACCTGATAAAGTGTATAACGTACACTTCTATGCTTTTGATAAACCTACATCTTTATCAGCATACAACGATGCTATTACTATGCCAGAGCAATACAGCAATGTAGTAACAGCACGTACAAGATATTATGTTCATCAATTTAAAGAAAACTTACAACAAGCTTCTTTTGCACTTGACGAATATAAAAAGAACATGAGGACTATGAAATCTAATTTGATTAATCCTACACCTACTTATATGTCAGACGACAGGACTTATTTCTAAATGGCAGGTTCTCAACCTTTTTCTGTACCACTAGGGGGTGGACTTAATAAGTCTACTAACTCTTTAGCATTACTGCAAACTCCAGGAGTAGCTACAAAGTTAAGAAACTTTGAGGTTTCACCAGAGGGTGGTTATCGTAGAATAAACGGATTTAGTTTATTTGGTGATACGTTGCCTAATACTACTAATGATGTTGAAGGTTTGTTAGTATATGCTGATGGCGTACTAGCTGTTGTAGGTGATGATATATTTTTTAGTCAAGACGGAGAAAGTACTTGGCTACAAGTAAACAAAGCAAGTGTTGCTAGTAGTGGTGATGACTATTCTACATTTACAGGTAGAAGTGAGTTAGCACTTAGTAGTGTAGACCAATGTGAGTTTGCTGTTTATGAAGGTACGTCACAATATGGTGAAGTAATTATAACAGATAAGAGTGGAAATAACAAGCCTTTCTTATTTAAAATGACAGGTTCTTCTGCAAACTTAAATGCACGAACATACTTTGCAAGTCAAATAACTATCAGTGGTTCTACTACTGCAAGATTTTGTACAATTCATGACCAACATTTAGTAGTTGCTGGAGACCCTGCAACACCTAACACTATTTACTATAGCTCTACAGGAGATATAGACCACTTCACAGGCACAGGTTCTGGTAGTGTAACACTAGAAGATAAAGTAGTAGGTCTTAAAAGTTTCCGTAACGAATTATTTATATTCTGTCAAAACTCAATATTTAAATTACAAAATATAAATAATGCGGCTACGACTGCTGTAGTTCCTGTAACTAAAAACGTAGGCTGCTTAGATGGTCAAACAATTCAAGAGATTGCTGGTGACTTGATATTCTTAGCACCTGATGGATTCAGAACAGTTGCTGGTACATCAAGAATTGGTGACGTTGAATTAGGAACTATTAGTCAGGCTATCCAGCCTTTAGTTAATGACATTGCCGCCGCCGCTAATACATTACAATTTAGTAGTGTTGTGCTTAGAGATAAGTCACAGTACAGAATGTTTTATAGTACTTCAACAGATACTGCGGCAACTTCAAGAGGTATTATAGGAACACTTAGACCACAAGGATTTGAATGGTCAGAAACACTGGGTATACAGGCTCCTGCTATTACATCTGGATTTGATAGTACAGGATTAGAAAAAGTATATCATGGTGATAGAGATGGTAAAATTTATAACCATAACTTAGGAAATAGTTTTAATGGTTCAAACATTGAAGCAGAGTATCAGTCTCCAGATTATGACTACGGTGACTTAGGAACTCTTAAGACTTTAGATTATGCTAAGATTGCATTTACTCCAGAAGGAGATGCACAACCAACACTAAGAGTTAGATTTGATTACGACAGTTTAGATACTCCACAACCTGCTGACGTAATTCTAACAGAGATACCTGAACCTGCTATTTTTGGAAAAGCTTTGTTTGGTGCTCAAAGGTTTGGTGCGACAGAACAGCCTCTTGTAAGGCAAGCTTTAACAGGTAGTGGACACAGTAACTTTTTTAAAATATTCAGTGCAGACACGAATGCACCATATGCAATTAACGGTTTGTATGTAAATTATAGACCATCAGGAAGACAATAGGAGAAATAATCAATGGCTACTTATGTAAGACAGAGTTCGTTTAGTGATGGCGATACAATTACTGCGGCACTATTTAATAACGAATTTAATCAACTAGTAAATGCTTTTAATGTAGCAACAGGACATACCCATGATGGTTCTACCGCAGGTGATGGTGGACCAATTTCAAATCTGTTTAGCAATGCTCTAGTATTTGGTACTAACACAAACAACGATGTTGTAATTACTTTTAACGCCACAAGCAACGATGGTGTTTTAACTTGGATGGAAGATGAAGATTACTTCCAATTCTCAGATGACCTACTACTTACAACAACAGAGAAGGTACAGTTTAGAGACACAGCAATTTATATTAATTCTAGCACTGATGGACAACTCGATATAGTAGCCGATACCGAAGTCCAGATAGCCGCTACAACTATTGATATGAATGGTAATGCAGATATTTCTGGTAACTTAGGAGTTGGTGGTAACTTAACAGTAACAGGTACAACTACATTTAATGGCGGCACAATCACTATGGGTGATGCGGCTACTGACAATGTTGTGTTTGGTGCTGATGTAGACTCTAACATTATTCCTGATGATGATGATAGTTATGACCTCGGTAGCTCTACACAAGAGTGGAGAAACCTTTATATAGATGGCACTGCAAACATTGATAGCCTTGTAGCTGATACAGCAGACATTAACGGTGGTACGATTGATGCCGCTAACATTACTGTAGGCTCTGGTAAAACTTTAGATGTTTCAGCAGGTACACTAACACTAGCAGATAATCAAATTAGTGGTGATAAAGTAGAAGGCGGTACAATTAACGCTACTACTATTAACACTTTAACATATGGTAGTATCACAGATGGTACTATTACAGTTACAGCTTTTGTTGATGAAGACAACATGGCTTCTAACTCAGCAACACTTATCCCAACACAGCAGTCCGTAAAAGCTTACGTAGACGCACAAGACACAGCACAAGACTTAGACCTAGTATCAGATAGTGGTACTATTGCAATTGACTTAGACGGCGAAACATTAACAGTTACAGGTGGTGAAGGTATTGATACTTCAGCATCTAGTAATACTCTAACAATTACTGGTGAAGACGCTACAACATCTAACAAAGGTATTGCATCATTTAACTCAGATGACTTTAACGTCTCTAGTGGTGCAGTTACACTAGCAACTACATCAACAGCCGCAGAACTTAATTTACTTGATGGAACTACAGCAGGTACTATCGTAGCCTCTAAAGGCGTAGCAGTTGATGCTAACAAAGACATTACAGGCTTTAGAAACATTACACTTACTGGAGAGCTTGATGCAGGTTCTTTAGATGTATCAGGAAACGTAGATGTTGATGGTACTCTTGAAACAGATGCACTATCTATAAATGGTACAGCAGTTACAAGCACAGCCGCAGAGTTAAACATCCTTGACGGTAAAGCTTTCCTAGATGAAGATGATATGTCTTCTAATAGTGCTACAGGTATTGCTTCTCAGCAGTCCATTAAAGCGTATGTAGATACTCAAATAACCGCAGAAGATTTAGACATTACAACAGACAGTGGAACTATTGCTATTGATTTAGATAGTGAAACATTGACTGTATCAGGCGGCACAGGTCTTGATAGTTCTGCAACAGGTAATGCAGTTACTCTTGCAATAGATAGTACAGTCGCAACACTTACAGGCTCACAAACTCTTACAAACAAATCACTAACTGCTCCTACGCTTACAGGTACTGCTGTAGTAGCTTCTTTAGATATTAGTGGTGACATAGACGTAGACGGCACTACTAACCTTGATGTCGTGGACATTGATGGTGCTGTAGATATGGCAAGCACTTTAGCTGTTGGTGGAGTA